AGTTTGTCAGATAATCTACTCATTTTGCAAACCCCTCTAATATAAAGTCACTTGTTTCTGTTACAGAAGCACTGCCATTTTCAAAATTTTTAATGACTTCATCATAAACGCCGTTTTTAACTTTGGTAATTATGTGAGGTGATCCTACTCCTAATTTACCTAACTCTTGTAAATCTTTAATTACATTGATTTTAAAAATATTCATTATGACTTCTCCCATTTTGTTATTTGTTCTAGTAAGCCACTTGCAACTTCTGCACGACCTCTAAACAAATGAATATCAAACTCATCGACATTTTCAGATTCATAATCATCAAATGTATATTTGTTATTCGTTTTAATTTCTTCGTTTAACCAATCTTTAACTTTATTAATAAGTTTTACAGATAAAACTTGTTTGTTATAAAGTTCTAATATTTGATCTGCTTCTTTGCTCATCTTAATTTCCTTCCTTTGCTAGTTAAGATAGTTCTTTATAGTTATATAGGTATTCAATACCATGTCAAGCATCTTTTTTATTTAATACATAATCATGTGTAATTTTACCTAATTCAGCATTGCCAACCTTTTGTTGTTCAATCCAAATTCTTTTAAGAACATCGCCTTTTTTATTCTTTAATACTCTCCAATGTCCTCGTCTCCAATGCTCTCGCTTTGGCGATCCTTGACCTGTAAACATACGAGAATAGACCCGTTTACCTCTAGGCTTTGGTAAGTTAATCGTAACGACTTTATATTCGTTTTTAGGCACTTTACGACCAAATGCTACATGATCTATCTTTTTAGGTGGAACAACTGTCTCTGTAGCTATTAAATCGTAGTTTAACAACCCAAGTAATGCGATCATAAACCTTGCATCGCCTTCCATGACATTATAAGACACTTCCATATATTTTCTCATGTCACTTTTATCCCAACCATAATCAAATTTTTCTTGGCTTATCATCCAATGCATAGATGCAGTTTGTGTTGTAGTAAGTCGTTGTCTAATTTGATCTAAATAATATTTATCTTTTTTAGTTCCGTTGTTCATATATTCTCCAACGTACCAACCACCAAGATACGCAGACGTAGATTGCCATGATGCCATGTTCCAATCTTTATCACTCATAGGCTCTTCATTACTTGCCGTAGCAGAAAATCTATCAAATGGTTTTTCGTTATCGATAGTAAATCCGATCTGCGGAGACACCATATATCTTTTTTTATCTTTTGATTTATCATGCTTGTTATCAGCATCATATCTTGTATATAAAGCATATATAAAATCATTGTTATGCTTCATAATATGATAGCCAACGGGCATAATGATTTCATCTGTTTCATAAGTTTTACCATTTGATTCATGGATTTTTTTTAATAGTTCTTGACGATAAACCTCATCCCATTCAATCCATAAAGAATTAAATGGTGGTATACCTCGTTCCAACATATTAAAAAGTATTTCGGGTTTTGACATGCTTGCTTGTACTGCATGCTCAATAAGACCTTTACTTAATACAAATTTTTGAGCAGTAACGATTTCAGTTTGTACGTTACGTCTCATGCCCTCTGCATATTTACCACCTTGCCATCCAAGTATATTTCTTTTGGCATCTCCAAGAGCAGTAATTAATTCACTTGCTAGAATTGGTTTGTCCATAATTATCTCCTTACGATAGACTTATATAATCTATATATGTAATGATAACTACATTGTCAATAATAAACTATTCTTTTTTTGTTTTCCAAAAATATTCGTCAGTATCGCCTAGCCTTGTGTTGTTACCATTCTCAACTTGATATACAACTGTACTAACTTTAAAGTCGGGCATTTTAGGATTTTCAGGAGTCAGGCTGTTATCATATATCCTCATTCTATTGTTCGGATATAAACAATATTGTCCGTTATTTAATTCTAGCAAATTAAATGATTTATGTTCTTCAGGTATTTCACTGGTACTATAGTCAATTACGTCAGGCTGATTATGGTAGTTATCCAGTGTGCATACATATGTGCCTTTGACGATACCAAAATCTCTTGTTAAGACTTCAAAATCCATACTACCAATAAATTGTTTGTGTATAGCTGTAACATTGTAATCCATACAATTCCAAAATTGCAGATTAGGTAAATCCATATCCAGTTTGGGCGTAACTGGTTTAGATAAAAACGCTGATATAGGTAACTTATCAAACAAAGCTCCATATTCAGGCAGATAAGTCTCAAAATAGAAAGCTCTGCCCGCTATAGACTTGGCTGTAATCCATACACCCTCTACAAATTCTCCATGCCCGTCTTGTAAATCTCTTAAATATTCTTTTCTAACCCAAACTTTTTCTGCTGGTAAATTACATATCAGTTCTGGCATTAAATAATCTCATCAGCCATGCAACTGGCTGTAGCATATGCAAACCTGTTCGGTGTTTTTGATACCTTACCGTATAATTGTTCGGTTTTAGCTCTGGGATCATCCTGTGTTGACCAGTCATCATTATCAACAATACCAGCGTTTTTCTTTTGAAGTTCTTTAAATATTTGACGCACTTCTGCATTTCCCGATTGTTTTTCAGACCTACAACGTCCACATAATTTTGACTTCTCATACTTACCCACTGGTATATATATATCACAATCAATACACTTTTGATTCATTGGTGTCTCCTTTTTTAAAGTAGCTGTCATTTGGAACACACTTCCAACAATGCCAGTTCCAACCTCCATCAATAGAATATGAAGCGTTACCCTGTCCACAAACCGAACAATTATTCGGTCTTGCGTTTGCCTGTGCGACTGGTTGCCAAGTTCTTCTTCTACTCTGCTCGCTCATTGTCATTAGCTCCTTCATCTAAATTACATGCCTCAATCAATGACATAGACTCAAGAAACAAGGGTGTTTCTTCACCGACCCACCCACCAACAACATTAAAATTAAAGTATTCCAATGCTTCTTCATGCGTCATACCATCTCTTTCTATTAATAGCTTAATACATTTATGTGCGCTGTAAACAGCTAATGTTGGTTGACCACACCTGGTAGCCACTCCGATAAAAGCTCCTTCAAAACCATCTGCTAATAACATTACGCATTCTCCGTTGCTGTTGTTGCCTCATATTCTCCTCTACTCATGTCTCCATCTGTAGTTCCGAGCCATTTTCGACCACCTGATCGACTGAATGAATACTTTCCGATCCTACCTTCTGCTATCAATTCCCGAACAATTCCATCAACCATCCTCTGTGTGCAGTTATCTAAAGTTCTTGGTGCATCAGGATCAGCACTCATACGTTGCAATATGGCATCAGCTCCTGATTGCTGTGTTAAAGCTCTGCCTTCCCGCTCACATGTTGCAATCCAAGCAAATAAAGCATCTTTCTTTATCTCCCGATTACTCCCAGAATGAAGTCTTGATATGTCTTCCGATCTATCCTCTAGTAGTCCAGAGTACATATCTCGAACAAAATGCCTTATATCACGCCTTGCAGGTCCATTTGATTTAACAACTGCACCATCAAAACATCTGTTTCTTTGATACTCGATACCTAAATCCTGGCAACGTCTACGACCAGTAGCTTCATCTACTTGCCATAATGCAAAAGCACAACGAACACCATCAACTAGTGCTGACGTACCTCTAATCATATTTCTTGCTTGTTCAGGAGATGCAACTGCTACATCATCTTTAATCTTTGTCATGTGGTGACACATCATCACCGAAGCTCCAGTTTCTGTAGCAACTTGTGCTAATAATCCCGTTAAAGCTGCTCCTGCTGCTGGATCAGAGTTTACATCTGCGTGAACGAATGATGCTAACGGATCAAATACGATTAACTTCAAGTTATTCATTTGTATAATTTGTTCATATATCTTCTCAAACTCAACGCTAGTCTTGTATCCATCACTAGTCTCCTGAAGTATTGGAAACACACCACCAACATTAGGAAGAGATACAATTCTGATCTCATGTTCATAGTCAAAACGAGAATTGTTCGGATCTAAACGCTCAATCCTCCTGTGCATTTCACTCTCATCATCCTCTGCTGTAAAGATAATTGTATTGCCAAACTCTGTAATATTATCTCCAAAAGCACTTGTCATAGGCTGACCGCTTGATACCTTCATTGCCAAATCCAATGTCATCATACCTTTACCCGCATCACCAGCCGCTGAAAATATAATTGGTACACCTAATGGTAATGTATCTCCGATTAAAAACTTTTGTTCAGGAGCTTCACCCTGAAACCTCTTAATCAAAAGACTTTCATCCAGTAAGTTAATTGTTTTCTTTACATGCTTTAATGTTGTGTTGAGAAAGTTACCAATGTCAAAGCTCTCTGCAATCGCATCCGCTGCATCCCATCTTTCAGGTTTACCCGCTGGTGGAGTCAACATTGTTACTGATCTAGCACCCGCATTCATAGCTAAATCTTGCACTAATTCAGCAACTTTTTTACCTGCCGTATCGTTGTCGGGCCATATCGTTAATTCCTTGCCATGCAACGGTGAAAAGTCAAACTGACTAGCTGACTTACGAGATAACATACCCGCTCCACCCATAGTGCATGTAGCCGTAAAACCTAGTTCATTAAGAGCATCAGCACACTTCTCACCCTCTACCCATATAACCTTATCTGAAGCAGAAATGTTCGGTATATTATATAACGGTCTGACATCAGGCATCTTAGGATATGGATTAGTACCAGTAAACTGACGAAACTCTTTCTTGGGCTTGCCGTGATCGTCCATCACAGGATTACCAGCACCATCTCTCATATTGTATCTTCTGACCATGCACAATACTTCACCATCAGAATTTAAATACAAATGTTCGGTATCATATGGTGTATTAACAGTTATCTGCTGGCGCAAAGATGGATTGATAATTGGTGGAGGAGATTCCTGATCTCTGACAAAACTTGGCGAATCGTCCAGATAGTTTCCGAACAATTCTTTAATTTCAGGAAGGCGCATACCTCTACCTTCCATTAATATCTTTACAATACCTCCGATACCTGAAGCACCGTTAAAGTCCTGACCCTTCATAAAATATGGTGATCTAGGATTTATATCTATCTTTAATGATTGCCCAGCTTCTCCTGATAATGAGCCGATGGAGAATTGATCGCCACGAATTACACCGTTTGGATATGTGTTTCTAAGCTCACTTATTTGTACCTCTGGTGGTACTTTTTGGCTAATTAATTCTACTAACTCATGTGAGTTCAACTCACGATTTTTATTGCCAAGCCTTATTATACTCATTATTATATCCTTACTTCGTTGGCTGAAGTAATAGGCGACATTTGTTTGTTTCTCTACCTTCCATGTCGCCTATTTTAACTCCAACATGTATCTTGAAACTCACACCACTTGCAATCAAAGAAGTCTCTTGAGAATGCTATTCTAGGTAAAATTTCATTTGCTTTTGTTGCTTCCAAAATATTCACTGCCTTATCACTAATCTCTTGCGCCAAAACTTTATCAAAAGGAACAAGTTCATAATATATCTCACTTGTGTTTTTATTTAATACGGTAAATAGACAGGGATGCTCTGTTAAGTTCATGTATGCCTGATACAAAGCTATCTGAGCCGCATAAACTGGATTAGTTCTAGCTACTCCCTTCATCATAAATTCTCTAAACTTTTTATCATTGGCTGACTTATTCTCCCACAAACATGGATACCCCATGTCTACAGAGCCTCCACATATTACACCATCTATATGACCTTTAATCTCCCCATTTGCGATAGAAAAACCAAATTGTTCGCCTTTCTTGTCTTCTGTACGCAAATCAAAGTTAGCATTTTTTAACCATTGTGCAACAGAATCTTCTATTTCATGTCCAAATTGAAAGATTCTCAAGGTATTTGCACTAAAGTCACGACCTTCATCAGCATCATATCCCATGTATCTATATTGTATTTTTCTAGAACATGATTCGCCAAGAGAAGAACCACCTAAATAAGTTCGTTTACCTTTTTTATTATTGTAATCAATAATGCTTTTATCTACAGCATCTGATATTTGTTCTATTATTTGTTTAGAAGGGAGCATCGCCACCTCCCGACCATGATTTATCCGAGTATTGAAAGTGGATACGAGCAACATATTCTCCATCGTAAAACTCGCCTATGTCAGACGATAATTGAATGTTGGATATTATACCAACAACTTCGTCTTCTGACAAATCACACAGCTTTTTATCCCAACCTATTTCCGAACAAATCCGAGCAAACCTCTTTAATGGATGGTTGTCTGACATTCATCATCCTCCTGAACATAAAATTGTAAATCAAATGTCGCTCCGAAATAATGAACAACTGCCTCACCACTAACTACATTGTCAAAATCATCACAAGTATCTAAAATAGCATTGTTAATATGTTCCATAAGTTCTTCTTTACTACAGTCAAGATCAATAGGAACAAACATCTTGCCCTCTCTTTTACTTACGGGATGCTCAAGAAATAATGTGTAATCAACTCTGATGCTTGCCATCTTTTGCCTCTATAGCTAGTGCTGCATAACCAATAACATCAATCATATTATCTTCAACCTTTGGATTCTGACTATTTCTAATTTGTTTAATGCCTATCATACATCTATAAATATCATTAATATCTAAATCTTCCTTTAACTTCTTTCTCAATAATATGTTCCACATTGCGGCAATATTTGTATGTGTCTCATAAGCATCACCATGAGTTTTAGCTCTAGCTCCGTTTATAATTAAATCTACTTTCTTTAGTGCTTCACTTCGATGCATTTTTTTCTCCTATGATTATAATTCTTCTGTCTATTTGATCCTTATTCCAAACATAATTCAACCAGCAAGCCGCTTTATATTTGTTCCAACTAAAATCTATTGGCTTAACATCGACACCATAACGTCTCAAAACCTCTGTTTGCTTTGGCGTTACAGCTTCATTTAACCACCTTTTACCTTTCTTGGCAGCATCACTATCTTCAATCTTCCTTAAAAAGTCATCAGCAGACGCTATGGCTTGTTCCTTAGTACCAACACTAACTACTCTTAACTTGCCTCCTGTGCGTTTTACAAGAGCTATAGATATGTCATCTAAATGTGCAACCATACCAAAGCCATTAAATCCACTAGCACTCATGCAAACACCATTGTTAAACAAATCAATCCATCTAAATGGTGATCTGTCCATAAGATCAACTTCGGTCATTACAAAGTCTTCTAATGATTCTCGATCTTCTTTACCAAACTCATGTCCACAAATAGGACATTCACGAGATGATAGTGGCACTTCTGATTGACAACTAGGACAAACTTTAACAGGAGCTTCTCCTGATCTTTGAGATTCAGCTCCATCAAGGTTAACACCTTCATCCAGTGATCCATGTGTAAGCACACTTGTTCCAAAATCTAAGACTACACAATCTTTCTTTATAATGTCAGGATGCTCTTCAGGATCTATTGTTCTAAGTCCACGACCAATCATCTGTACCATTGTAGATTTGTATGAACATGGTCTTGTAAGCACGATACAACTCACAGGTGGAGCATCAAAGCCTTCTGTAAGCACAGCTACATTAACAACGACCTGGATGTCTCCATGCTCTAAGTCATGTAGTATTTGTTTTCGCTCTTCTGCTGGAGTTTCGCCAGTAACTAATTCTGCTCTAACATTTGATCTACGATATTCATCACATACATCTTGTGCATGGACAACTGTTGAACAGAATACAACTGTTTTTCTGTCTCCCGCCTTTTCTTTCCATTCATCTACGATCTTTTCGTTAATGGCTCTCTTGTTCATAATTCGTTCAACTTCGCCCATGTCAAAGTCTGACACAGTTCTGCGAACATTTTGTAGATCATCTCTAACACCTACATCAATTACATATGTCTTAGGTGGTACAAGAAAACCCTCACGAATAAGTGTTCCTATCTCAATCTGATGCGAACAATTATTGAATACAGTCTTTAAACCTTTTTTATCTCCACGATTAGGAGTCGCTGTAAATCCAACTATCTCTACAGAATTGTTCGCTTCTCTAACTCTGTTAATAATTCTTTGATATGTATCTGCTATTGCATGGTGACTTTCATCAATCACAACCATGTCAACAGGCTTCATGTTATCCAAATTGTTCGGTCTTGAAAGCGTCTGCACCATACTAAATATGGTTTCTCCAGACCAGTTCTTTTCTGACCCGTCAACTACACTTGTAGATATGTTTGGATTAACACGGGAAAATTTCTGTGCGTTCTGTCGTACAAGTTCATCTCTGTGTTGTATGACTAATACTCTATCGCCTTTTTTATATCTTTTGCCTACTAATGCAGACAACATAATAGTTTTACCCGCTCCTGTTGGAGCAACAACGATAGTGTTTTTATGTTTATCAAGAGCGATAGACGCATCATCTACGGCTACTTGTTGGTACGGTCTAAGAATCATTTTCTATTCCATGATGTTTATGATGACAAGATATACAAAGCAAATCACACTTTTCTATCTCTAATTTTATCTTTTCAATAGAATGATTTTTACCTAACATTCTTGATACATTATTAACTTTAGTGCTTGGATCTCTATGATGAAAATGTAAAATGTCTGGATTATCTTTATATCCACAAGAGGCACAACCAACTTCTTTCTTATAAGCACGGACTTGTAATCTTTTTTCTGCTTTTCTTCTGGCATTTAATCTATTTGTAGCCTTGTCTTTTAGTAGATTATCTGCTTCTTTTTTAATTTCAGGGTCAATAAACCCCATAGATATAAAGTTTTTATCTTTGAAACTTTGTAGATACTCATTAAAGCCAGTTTTGTTTTCAAGCTCTTCTGCTTTTTCTATAAGTTTTTGTGCAAAATCTCTTAATCCTTTTGCTATGCTGTTATATCTGACTTGTTTGTCTATTTTATTATGATTATATTTTTCTGGCTCTATTATATAGCCACCATTATCGCATTTAATAACTATTTTCATTGGATTACCTTTCACTGCTAGATGAAAGGGTAGCTTTACGGCACTCGTGCTACCCAAACGAGTTCTAGCAGACGAAGGTCAGTCTTGCCGCTAGATATTCGCAAAAACCTATTTGTTAGCCCAAGATGGAGTCACACCATTTTGAGGCTGTTGCACTTGCGGTTGAGCCTGCACAGTAGGTTGAGTAGGTGCTGGTGCATTACCACCACCAATATACCCATCTTGGTTAACAGTCATAGGTGCAAGCATTTTATTCTTGTCATCATAACCGTTAGTGCCTTTCTCAACTGCAATCTTCATGCAAATCTCCATGCCATTGATTGCCTCAAGGCTTGGTATTTGTCTAAGTGCATTAGCTTCGGGTGACACATCATTTGGACTTAACCCTTTGGCACTATCAACAATACCTCTAAGAGTTCTCAGACCAATTTCCTTTGATACGGAAATACCATTTTGATTCTTCTTATCGCCATCAAAGAATATGTTATGCCAAACTTTACGTTTGTCAAACTCACCACCTACGATGGTAAATTCACATTCAATCCATTTAGCGGATGAATGCCCTGATTGCCTAAAAATAGCATCTTGTGCTAAATCAGGAATCCTTACACCATCCAACTGTGGCTTGATATAAAGTATTGCACGAGCAATAGTTCCATGTGGAATAAGAGAAAAGTCGTTACCCTCATCAGGGGTAATATTATTTAAGTCAAGCATTATTAGTTACTCCTTCGTTGCTAGACGTTGGTTGTTTGGCTGGATCAACAAATGTAAGCTCTTTATCTGCCTGCTTTTGTCCGCCACTCATTTTAGTCAGAAGTTTACCTAAATGTGGCTCTTCCAATACATCGAGTTTGCCCGATCTATCTTTTGCTGGATACCCCCACTCATTAAGTGTCTGACATACAAAGGCACGATATGTACCTGTTGTTTCATCACCTGTCATAACTGCCATTGTGATAACTTCATCAACAATTCCTGGTAGTTCACGACCTGTCTTTGCGCCCTCTATCTGTAATTCAAATAGTTTGCGACCATAATCATCAACCTTTTCGTCAAGAATGCCAACAAAAATTACATTCTTTTCACGAATATGTTGTAGGTGCGTTAGCCATGACATCATCTCACGACCTTGCATACCATAAACAGCACGAGTATCTATTGTACCGTTTCTAGTCCTATTTTCGGGTTGACCCATGCAATGCTGAAAACATAATCTACCAGCAACAGTAATACTGTCGATAAATATAGTATCATATTTCTTCATCATTTCAGAGGGATCGCCATATTGTTGCACTACATAATCATAATGCACTTGGCTATAGGATTGATCGTCAGTTAATGATGGATTACCTCCACCTAAAAAACATGCAAAATCACGACATTCAGCCCATGTCTTAGGACGGATAACGTCTATGGGCCATCCTTCGATGGCTGCGTCACCTGCCTCTAAGTCCATGAACAATGTAGTATCTGCATCTAAAGTCCGAGCAAGAGTGGTTTTACCCACTCCACTCTGACCACACACAACAATCTTATGACCTTTTTTTTCAGCCATACGCTGTTCGGCTGTAATAATATTTAATGCCATTATTCTACCTCTTCCAATTTAAATGTTACACCCGCTAGATCCACAGTCCTATGTGGTTCAAGAAGAGCTTTGATAAATGGAGGAGCAGATGAGTATTTTCTCTCTTCTACAGTAACATTTATCTTACCGTAATGTCTTGCATCATCTGCATTCATTTGAGTATCAAGTGTCGTCATAAGACCAACTTGATCCCACTCTACTTTCTTTCTGAATGTAGCATTAAGTTTAATATTATTTGCTATCATAAAACTAGTAGAACCAAAGTCCTTACCAGCTTCTCTAAGTTTGTCACGAGCAGTATTACCAAACTTATGCTCGAAAACTTCGTTAATAGTCTGTAAGTCTTTCTTCAAAGACTCCATCTCTCTCTCAAGAGATCTTCGAGATTCTATGAGCTTTTGATCGCTCATCTCGAAATAATCTGTAAATGATGTCATGATTGACCTCCTTGTTTTATTTACGCTAGATACTCTACATATAGCACTAGTTACAATAAAGTCAATACCTGATCTATCATTTTTTTTTAAAACTTAACAAAATATCTATATTATGTATGGCAAGCATAAGTTTTTTTTTTAACTTAAACTCAGGCGTGAGAACACCTTTAGCATCTTCAACGATGAATCTGGACGATCCATCTTCTTCTATTAATAAATATGTAAAATCAGCAATATAATCACATATTTTTTGGTCGTTTACTTTTAATTCATATTTAACTTGTCTATCTAATTGGTCAACTACACCAGCTCTTTCCATAGCTTTTAACTGACCCCAGCGTTCTGCCTCCCACCTAGAGTCAAACTTTAAACCCATTGCAATAGTTTTTTTTGCGAAATACTTGTTGGGTTTCCCAACTTTTCGAGTTATAATTCTTTTATTATATTTATACATGGGAGTTATTGTAATGGCAGACACAACAAAATTCAAGTCAATTGGTATTGATGTGGACACTTATCATAAACTAAAACGGATTTGTGATGATGAAAGAAGAAACATACGTCAACAAATTAGTCTGTGGGTTGATAAAGACTATGATGATAGATTTAAAGAAGACGATAACGTAACTCGTCTTGGATTAGGCAAACTTAATAATTAAGCTATCTGTTCTTTAATACCTACAGATTCCATTCTTTTTATTAGACGATTAGCTCTATTGGTTACTTGTTTGTGCCATTTACTGTCTTCCATTTGAGTTGCACATTCAAGCCAATCTTTGTCAGCTATAGCTGCACGAAATTTTTTAAAACCAGATAAACGAGGTCTGCCCATATTAAACATCATATTGGCACAAATTTTTTGTACCTCGTCTGGTAAATCATCAAAGTTATCAAACAACTCTTTGCATTCTGATATTGTTACTTCAATATCTTTTGCAAACAGTTCGTTTACTCTTTCCTCAGATACTTCTGTGCCTACAGGTTTACCATGCTCTTCATCCCACTCTGTTATCAAATGGCCGATGCCAACTGTGGGCAGATTAAGGTGGTCAAGATATACAGAATTGACTTTGCCCTCATCCTTAGAAATTTCTTCCCTTAATTCATCTATGTTCATGGTGTTTGCCTTGCTGCTATTGCTTGATTTATAGGACTAAGACCTAATAACTGTCCTGTTCCTGGTGAATTTACATTGATAGCTCCTAATCCTGAATTGATTGCTGGAGGAGTTACGTTTATTCCTGTTCCTGCTGAAGCTGTAGGTCGAACATTTGTTCGGACTTGATTAGCTGTATTTTCTATTGCAGAAGTAATTCCATAGTTGTCTGCTAATGCTTCTATCTGGTCTGCACCTTCGCTTACGCTCTCTTGAAACATTTGACCAGGTGCTTGTGACATGAAGTTTCTTATAGCCTGTCCTAGTGTCATGGCTCTTTCTGCGTCTGTTTTTGCTGTTCTTACACCGTTTTTGTATTGTTTTACTATCTGACTATAGTAAGGAGCGGATGTTAAGAATCTACCAAGAACAGTAAACTTAGCTAACTTACCTAAATTTTGTAATGGACTAGCTGCAATGTTCGCAGCAACAAGATCACCACCTTCGGCAGTTCTTGCGTTAAACTTTAATATTTTAGCAAACTCTGTCATTTCTTTACCCATTCTGTTTCCGTAAAGAACATTTAGTTTGTCTCCTTTTGATGCTTCTAACATACGGTCAGCAAACTTACCGAGCTTTTTACTATCTGTCATGACTGTTTCACCAAAGTCTCTGATAAGGCCATTCATAAAAAATCCTTGTATTTTCTTTATTGATTCCTCATCATTTTGGTTTCTAAAATAAGTAAGTATATCTTGTATGTCTGTAGCTTTTGTTGAGCTATTAGCTATAAGTTCTCCAGCTTCAGTAGCGTTAAGATTACCATTTGCAAGTTTATTTCTTACAGCACTCGCTTGTAAATTACCTAGATTAATTTGAGCGTCTTTAACACTATTTAACAATCCTCTTAATGTATCACTACCACCTTGATCTACAATGTTTTGAATAACAGTATCATCCATTTTATCTATGGATGTTAATCTTATTTGATTAGCTAAAGCCTTAATACCATTGTATTTATCTGCTCCACCAAACAACACATCACCGCTTGTTCCTAAACTATCAATTGCATCAGCAAACGCTTTACCACTAAATGATTGTGGACTCATTGAATCTATACCTGATTTTGTCAAAGCGTCTTTTACAAAATTGTTCGATAGTTCTTCTCTAAATCTAGTTACATCACCAGGCTTACCAAATTTTTCTAGGACTTTTATGGCCCCTTGTAAAAATTGTGGTCTATTTGGTTTAACTAAATCTCTAAATATTTGAGGATCTACAGCTAAACGTCTTGCATCTCTGTCACTAGTTTTAACAAAATCTTCTAAATTTTTTAATACTGCGTTACCTTGCAATTGTTCGAGTATGTCTTTGCCTTCTTTAAAATCGGCTCTTGCTTTCTTTAATTGTTCTCCAGCTTTAGTAAGTAATGTTGCTTCATCACTGGTTAGTTTTGCGCCTTGAGCAGTAATCTCTAAATTCTCACGGCTCATGATATTGTCTATGTCATCTAGGATAGGTTTTAACACCCTGCCTACAGTTGCATCACCAGACATAATTAAGTCATTTGTAGACTTTCTAGCGTTATACAACTGATTAAAAGATGCTTTATTACCTCTTTGTTTTATCAATGATCTTAAATTATTTAATTGTCCTTTGGCTTCTTCAAAAGATCTACCAGTGGCTCCTTTTAAATTATCTAACGCTGTTACAACTTTTGGCTGTAAATCTAATACGCTAATAAAGTTTCTTGAACCAAGTTGTTCTCCCATAAGATCGTCAACAGCTTTAAATGTTCTAGTCATGTTTCTGTTAAACTTCTCTTGTGCATTTACAAAAAGATCAAATATTTCATTATCTATATCTGGATTCCTTGTCATGCCAGGACTTGCAAAAGCATTAGCTGTGTCTTCAAATTGTTTTAACACAGCTTTTCTTGCTTCTGACTCTGCTTTTATTAAAGCAGCATTATCTTCTTTTAAACCTTTTAACAAAGCCTCACCAGCTTCGTCTGCTGTGCTAGATCCACTTATTTGTGTAAACTCATCTATCTTCTTAGACATAACTTCGTTGTTTTGTTTTAAACGATCAGAAGTTTTAAATATTTTTTCTCCAATACCTTGCGCTCTTGCAATAACTGATGGCGCTCTGATTGCTGACAACGTAGGTAATATACCCATATCAATTGATTTAGCTGCTGTTTCAAGTTCTTCGGCTGTTAATTCTTTACCAGCTTGTAGAGATTTTTTACCTACACCAAATGCTTTACCTAACAGACCAAACAAGCCATCACCAGCGAAACCTATTAACGCTTCTTTTCCTATGTCTTTAGCTATATCTTCAGCAGATTGTTTTGATACGCCAGCTCCAGCCTCAATAATTTCTTCTGTGCCTTGACCAGCACCAGCACCAATTCCAGCACCTATGGCTGCACCAAGAATAGGTATGGGTATGGCTGCTTGTCCTACCATAGCTCCACCTATTGCACCTACAAGCTCTGGTGCTACTCCTGCTAAATCAGCTAAATCATAACGACTAAAGCCATCTTCATCTATTAATATATTTTTATCTGTTTCTTGTCCGAACTTAGCTGCACCTTCAGGTGTTAGAGCTAATCTGCCACGCTTATCACGAACATACTCATCTTCACCTATGTCAAATTTAGCTAATATAGCTGCTTCTTCATCTTTATTTTCGGCTGCTGACAAGGCAGATCGCAAAGAAGCACTCTTAATTCCTGTGTCGGTATCGAACAATTGTTCTAACTTTTCTTGTCCAGAAGCCTCTCCGCTAACAGTTCTTCCAGCTCCGCTGTCTCTTAATATGTTAGCTATTTTTATTCTTTCTTCAACATTAGGCTCATCACCTTCAATAAGTATGTTGATTGTTCCTTTAGGAGTGTTTAACTGTACTTTACCCATAATTTATTTCTTTCTTAAATCAATTGTAAATACACCATCAACAACGCTAGAAGAGTATAAATCATCAGTTCCTGTTGATATAGCTCTGTTAATAATATTCATTGTTTTAAGATATTCTTCTTCATTTCTATAATTTTCTCGTCTTCCAAATGAATTAAACTGACTTTCTATAGCTCTTTGTGGAGCATCAAATATGGTTTCAAGTTCCTTTAATCTACTAATATTTGCGGCTATTGGCTGTCCAACTTTAATTTCACCAATCAATTGTTTTAATCGTTCAATATCACCTTCAGAAACACCATTACCTGTTTCTTTTGTTAAAAACTTTTTATATTGAGAAATTAATCTTGCTTGAATTGCTTCTATTTTTTGTTGCGGGGTAGTGCCTTCTTTTATAATTTGTTCAATTCCTTGTGAATAATCAGTATCACCGATACCAAGTGGTTTAAGAATACTTATCGCCTTATCTTTTAACAACTCTAAAGCAGTTGGAGCATCTTTTTTGCCTAATTCAACTAATAAATCTTGTACTTTTCTAATACTTCCCTTTGCTTCTAAGATGTTAACATATTGATTAGCATGTTTTTCCGCTTGTTGAACTGGTGCTAAGAATACTCTGTTTCTTGATCCAGTAACAAATGCAGTATCTACTTTAAGAAAATTGTTACCTTCTAATGTTTGTGTAGTCACTTTTCCTTTTGCGTCTATAGGTTTTAAATCAGCTTTAATTCTCTTAATGTCCATAGCATTTTTATGCTTAATATATTCAATCTCTCTTTTAAATCTTTGATCTCTAAACTGTTTAGATACATCTGCAAGAGCTTTTCTCTTTTCTTTAGCAGTTGCTAATGCTGCTAAAGTATCAGCTTTTGTCTCACCAAGAGCGAATTTACCAGCAGCAATTTGACCAGCTCTAGCCTCTTTTCTAGCTTTTTCAAACAATGGTAGAGCTTTTTGTCCAGCTTCTCCTGCCGCTCCTATGATGTTAGATAAATTAAAATCTTTACCAGCTCTATTTTGCATTAAAGATAAACCTAAAGACATAAGTGCTAGTTTATTATCAGGTTCTCCTGATACATCTATGCCAGTTGCTTTAGCAAAATCAGCTTTATATTCTTCTAAAGTTTTTCTTTTTTTGCCTGTTTCAGAGCTATCACCATAAATAGCATTAATATCTTCCATAGCTTCTTTGAATAAAGTTTGTTGAGCTTGTATTTTTTTCTCTTCATCAGTAAGAGGTATATCTTGCCCAGCAAATTTTTCTGCATCATCTTCAGCGGCAAGCACAGCATCTTTTGCTTTTTCTTCAGCCTCTTCATCTAATTTTTTTTGTGCAATCGCTGCTTCAGCCTCTGGATCTAAAAACTTACCAGTTGGATCTTGTTTAAAATCTTCTCCAGTGCCTTGTTCAAAAGTATCTACTCCAGCTTGTGTTTGTTTTTCTTTTTCTGCCGCCTCTCGAACAAGAGGTGAAAGTTGACCTTGTTGCCTACGATCTTGAGCAGAAAGTTGTCTTAATATATCTTGCCCTTGTGCTTGCAGCTTTGGATCTTTAAAAAACTCTTCATCAGCTCTTTCTCCAAAAAGAAATTTTCCAAGATTTTGTTCTATTGGAGATGCAAATTTAGCACCACCTGGATCAAATGCTGCCAATCCTTTTTTTACATCTTGTCCTAATCCAAAAAGACTTGGAAGCGCAAAGTCAGTTAATCTTTGTAATCCTTTTGTAAATCTTGTTTGTCTGTCTGAAGGTTTTAACTTATCTTTATCAATGCCCAAAGTTCCTGTTAAAAAATTTTCATAAGCCTCTTGTGATTCTTTAGCACCAGTAGAGCCAGGAACACCTTGTGGAAACAAATCTCCTAAGTTAACTCTTCTTCCACCAACATTTAATGCTTTTAACAATTCAGGTGAAAGTTGAGGAGATCCTAATCCTGAAGATAAATTTTTTCTGTAATTTCTTATGGCAGTATTTATATCAACCATGCCTAACCCTTAGTTGAAGAAGCACCGCCACCAAAAGGTGCGATCTGTGACAATGTTGTGTAAGCACCTATACCTTGTAAAAATGGATTAGCAGAAGGTGTCGTTGCTTGTGTAAATGTAGATGGAATACTTGCACTTGGCATTCCTTGCAACAAGTTTTGACCTAATTGTAATCTTGTAAAAGGTTCTTGAGCTGCCTGCATCAAATTTTGTCTTTGTGCGTCTAATTGAGCTTGTTGTTGTGCTTGTCTCATTGCACCTAACTGACTTAGTTGAGAAACATCTGCTTGACCTAAAGCCTGTTGTAAACGACCTATATCTGATGTTGTACCAGCTAACGTACCAAATGCTTGTCCAATACCACCAGACAATCTTCCAGCCTCTTGTGCTGCTTTTTGAGATTGTGCAAAACCACTTGATAACAGTCTTGCTAAAGTATCAGCTTTAGCTTGTTGTAATCCTGTGTCTCTCTCTGCTCTCTGCACACCCTCTCTACTGCCACCAAAAGCACCAGCTCTAATAGCTCTAGCTGCATCACCTTGTCTGGCTATATCAGCTTGTTCATCAAGTTGTCTCAACGCTACATCAATGACACCTTGTTGAAATGGGTTCATAAATTTATCTACAGACTCAGGCTGTAAAAAACCTAAACCACTAGTTAGAGCTTGTTGAGCAGCTAAATCTTGCTCTTTTGCACCCTCAATAAATGGTTTAAAAGAACCAGCCATCTGTTCGCCTAATCCTATTGCAGATGTACGAAGTGGGTCCATACCAGCGATTTTAAAATCTGGTAAACCTAGAGGAGAATCTAGTAATCCTTTGGTGGTTTGTTCATCGTCATCAAACTCACCGAATCCAGTTTGCAACAATCTTTTTTGCAAGCCTTCAAGAAAGGGAGGTAATCTTTGTATATTTTCGTAGGTTTGAACTGCCATTATGCTCTAGCCTCCAATTTGTTCATCATATCATAGGCTCTTTCGATACCTCTTCTTTGATTTCCGCCACCTAATCCTTTTACAGCGTCTTTGGTCAATACAAATTCTCCTGCTGTAAGCATAGCAGGAACATCATCTTTTGTGCCAGATCCCTCACTTGGATCTATGCCTCCATCTCTACGAGGAAAATTCATAGCACCACCTAGATTAGCGTATGTGATCCCACCAAGTTTGCCACCAGGACCACCAGTGCCAAATGGTCTTCTTTCAAACTCTGATCTCATATCGCCCTCATCTTCACCACCAGCTAATAGTTGCATCAACAATCCAGCAGTTAAACCTTGACCAATACCTGAACTTAAAAATTTACCTGTTAAACTATCGTCACCTATACCTAACATATTTAAAAAACTAGGAGATGCCCCATCACCTGTGACTACTTTTTTTATACCCTCACTTGCAGCATCAGTAGCTGTTTTTGAAGCTGCACTTGAAACTGAATCTGGAACTGCTTGATTGCGAGCAAGTTCTTTTGACATATCTTTACTCATTGAACCAGCCTTTGAAGCTCCAACTTTTGTTGCTTGTGATCCAGCACCAGCCTCTGTTCCACCAAATAAAGCACCAAGACCACCAGATAAGGCTCCAGCCACTAAGGCATCTTTTGTTTTGGCTCCGCCAATTTTACTAGCTAAAGCACCAGTTACGGCCCTTTGAAAGAAAGGACTTAAACCTGTACTGCCTAATGCAGCAGGTCCGAAAAAACTTCCAACTGCTATAGGTGCAATCTTTTTTAATAATCTACCTATACTCATTCTGATACACTACCTTATTTTAAACCTTTGTTCAACATTATATCCTTGATAACGCACTTGTTGTCACTCTTGTCTTTGATAACTCTTGTATACTTGCCACAACATGTAGTCTATTTGCAGTTGCGGCCTGCACTTTTAATATCTCTCCGCTTTGTAATATCAGATCTTTTGTAAGTAATTCTACAGTGGTGTTTGCTCCTACAGCTTTGACTTTAAACAAACTAAAGACAGCACTTGCTGTATCGGTTAAAGTTACTGTTATCGTATCTGCGTTGCCACTATCTTCTGATACTAATATAGAGTTTACAATGGCTGCATTAAAATCGGCATCACTAGGAACTGTGAACAAAGTGGTAAGATTTGTTGTAGTTAAATCTACCTTTGCATTTGTAATACCTTGAATATATTGTGGAATACTGGTTATAAGCATTAGCGTCTACCATCCTCCCTAACATCAACTCTAGGTGTGCCTAATTTATATTTTGTTCCCAGTGATGTGGAATCTATTCTTAAACTAAAAGATCTGCCTCGTAAACGATAATCTAATTTTTGTGTAAATTGCTCAACTGGCGTGGTTGCAGATCTCTGTGTTGTATTCTCTGTAGTTTGATTAAAGTTAGCACCAGGATTATTTCTCGATTTCATAGTAAATGATACATCAGGATTAACACTTGTAGATCCGTTAAATGTTATGTCAGGTATAACTTGTTTTAAAGATACAAATTTGTCACCATCAGCTATATCAATGACTGATGATTCTATAAATGATGTCATTGCAGATCCATCATCATCAAATCCTACTTCATGATTGTAAAGATATTGATTGCCTGTTGCTTGTGGTAAGTTTCTTATACCTCTATCTAGCCATGCTTGTCTTGCAAGTGTGCCATAATACCAAACTTTTTCTAAATAATTGTACGCAACATATTTGTCTATCTCTGTTCCAGCAGATGATGGATAGAACCACAATATTTCACTAAACTCTGAGTTCAATCCAACATGTACTTTGTCTCGTTCTTCAAAATTAAAATCTAAAAATACTTTATCTTTTACTGTGCATGGAAGTTGTATAGTTTGACCACCAGAGTAAATATAAAATGTATCTACACCCATCCAAAAAACTGCATCTTCAACAGCTATAGCAGAAAAAGGACTCATTATAGTTATGTTCTTAGATAGTTCTTGAAGACCAAAAGTAAATGGTGGACCTATAAACTTCATAGCGTGTAGTGTTTTGTTAGTGAAGACTAATATCTGTTGTTTTGTTTCAACAGCTTGTACGAAGGTAGATCCACCACCTAACCTTAAATCACCTGCTGTATTTGTAGCAGTCGGAAAAAAATCCACTGGATTTTCTTGTGAGGAAAAACGTATTAACAATGGATCTTGCACACCATTGCCTTGTGTGGCAGAAGAGTTTGCACCCAATCCATCGCAGCCAAACACGATAACATGTCTGTCTTGATCTGATACAAGAACTTGTTTAGCCACAGTCGGCACACTCGTTTCTCCAGAATAAGTAGATGTTGCACTAAGTTCTATCGCTCTGTTGCCTAAACCATTTGTTTTATCCCAATAAAATATACCACCATCTCTTGCGTTAATAATTATGTCTTCTCCAAAATTATCATGTGACCACAATCTAATCTGTGCGCCTGGAACCGTGACACTTGCTGCATTACCCCATCCAACAAAATCATTGGCAGAATCTGCATTACCAGTTGCTAATCTTACAAGTGTATTATCTGCATGTGTTGCTGCTGCTGTACCACTTGCACCTCTAGTTGATGGACCTCCACCAGTTCCTAACGTATTGGAACTTATTGTGCCAACAGTTATAAGTTCTTCTTCTATCAATATTAAATCACCAGCCGTAATACCTGTTGCACTGTCCACATCTATTGCAGTTTCACTTGCGTCTAATGCTTCTGCTAATTGTGTTGCCAAAGCACCAGATGTTGTGCCACTCCACTGACCAGCACCCCAACCAGTACCGCCAACTGTGTTATCAAGTCCAACATTTATTTGATAAGCACCTACAACACTGCCACCACCATTACCAGTATCAGATGAATTAGCTGCAACAGAAGATGTAATCGTATAAGCATTAGAACTTATCAATGACACAATTTGAAACTCTGCATTAAGTATTGTAGCAGTTATTGTGCCACCTAAACTAACAGCACCAGAGAATGTTACAAAGTCTTTTTCATTCGCACCATGTGCTGGATCTGTGACAGTTATTGTTGTAGAACCATTTGTCGCAGAGAAAGTTACATCACCCGCACCAGTCGTCTGTCTTATAGGTGTGATATCGTTGAAAGTCTGACCCTCTTCTATGTAGTATTTTAAATGTGTGCCAATACCCATAAAATCAGAGCCATCAAGAGCTACCCAGTTATGCAGTCTTCTAGCACTACCTAAATATTGATTAGGACTATATTTCTCCCAACCACCAAACTTTTCTGGAAAACCAAACCTAAATCTTACTTTGTCACCATCAACAAAACCACCCTCATTACTGTAAGATGTAATGTCAGATACAATACCAGGTTTAAATTTTAAGGCTTTCATAGGCATTAGAACGCACTCACTGATTTAGTTCCAGTATAAGCATCTTCATTAACAGTGCCTGTACCATCATTAATTTCTTTTAGAGCAAAAGGTCTGCTACTGCCATCACTGCCAGATATAGTACCAGTTAAACTAAAAGATCCATCTGTTGAATCTCTGGTTACAACATTTGTAGCACCAGCAGATACTGTAGCACTAAATGGATCACTACCAGATAATGCACATGATATTGCTAAATTGTTTGTAAATGTAAATTTTCTTCCTGTATTTGTTATTGCATTAGGTATGACACCCCCTGCTAATAATGAAAAACGAGCATCAAATGCACCAGAACTAGAACTGATTGTCATGTAAAAATTACCACTACTGATTGTCATACCTATATTATAACTACTACCACTTCTAGGGTCAAAACCTGCACCACCCCAACTCATTGTTCTAATACCATTAGAGACACTGTTACCCGCAGGTTCAACAGGACTACAATTTCTACCTGCATTTGATGTATAATTAGATTGAATTGATGCTCCTCCTGGACCTACAATCAAACCACCACCTGGAGGATTATCTTCAACAAAAGCATCGTTAAACTCCATCCTAAAGTTTGCACTGTTTACATTAGGCATAAGATCACCACCTACATATCCTTTCCAAGTGGTGTTATTTAATGAAGTAAAAAGACCTGACCCAGCCGCCTGTGCACTAAACGAAGTTAAATTAGATGTAAAGGTGTGGTCTGTGCCTACAAGAACAGTAGAATTATCAGCTTCACTTATAGTTGTTGTACCAGAATTGCTTGTTGAGCTTTGTGATGATGTAAATGTTTTTAATGTAGACTGCACATTACCACTGCCCTTTAACTCTAGTGTTGTACTAGAATTAGTTGTCAAAGGTGATCCACTGGAGTTTGTAATGTTATTACCATTTGTATCAAGTATTATTTTTTTATGTGCAGAGTTATTATCTAAACTTAAATTACCACTAATATTATCTGAAAGTTTAAAAAACTGTACTGGAAGTTTAGTTTTATCACCAGCTTTAGTATTTAAACTGCCACTTGAACTTACTTCGGTAAATCCTACGTTTGATATTAATGGTATTGCCATGTATCACCTAAAATTTAATTGATTCTACAAAAGTAAAAATAGTTCCGTTTTGATTTATTGCAATTGCAAAAGAGACCGAATTACCAAGACTTACACCTTGTGAGTTGGATGGGTAACTTAAAGTTAATGTATTAGAAGAACTTGTCTTATCCACAATAATATATTGACCTATTGCTAAACTACCTATCGCTAGAGTTAAAGCTACGTTGTTACTAGATGTATCGACCTTTTGATAAATAGATTGTGCTGACGATGGTGTGAGTGTAGCAGAAGATGATGTTATAGCACTTGGCACTGTTACAAGATTAGCATTAAAGTATGTAGAAAAAGTAGCGGCAGTAGTCTGTCTCATTGTGCCACCATCGTTGGTTACAATACCATCTCCATCTGCAACTGCTGTTGTTCCAGCACTTGTACCACCATCCATCAAATTTAATTCTGCCGCTGTAGATGTTATAGCAGTACCACCTAATCTTAATGTTGCCACATCAAGTGCGTCTGTCACATCTGTTACGGCTGCACCAGATCCAGCACCATCTGCAAATATAATTTTCTTTGATCCAGCAGCTACAGATACATTACCACCAGATCCTTGTGTAAAGGTAGCAGTCTGACTTGTACCATTCTGCACTATGTAAACTTTGTCTTGATCGTTAGGAGATATGGTTATTGTATTTGTGCCAGATGGAGATCCGCCTAATACAAGAACTTTAAACCCACCATCTGATAATGTGCCATCGCTAGTTGTTAATGTGTGACTTGTGCCAGATAAGGTTATGGCTCCTACACCATTAATGGCTCTATCTAGTATATCTAGGTTGTTGTTGGTAGTCGTACCCCATGTACCAGCTTGTTCACCAGCACCTATCTTTTCAACCCCTATGTTTGATGTGTATGTACTTGCCATTTTAACCTCACGCTTCTATTTCTGTCCAAGTCTCTGCACCTGATGGTGTTATTTCTGTCCATGTTTCAGTACCACTTGGTGTAATTTGTGTGTACGTTTCTGTTGTTGCATCTGTTACAACGTCTACAAACAGTATATCTCCAGATGTTGTTTTTGTAAAATTCAAATCTTTCGTTACAACACCTGATGCTATCTTAATACCATCAGCAGTTTGTGTAAACTCTGTACTTAAAGTTGCATCTGTAAAGTTTACAATTTTTATGTTTTCTGTAGTTTGTGTAAAATCAAAACTTAGATCTGCATTAGCACCACCAGTTATTAAAATACCAGCAGTGGTCTTTGTAAAGTTAGAATCTAATGTTGCAACACCTACAAGCTCTCCTACACCTACAGAACTTGCAGATGAGATACCGCTCATCTCTGCTGTTGCTACTTGTAATACGCCACCTACATCAGCAAGAGCAGTTTCTGCTATGGCAGCGTGACCCAACATTAATCGGCATCCTCTATTGTGTTGCCTTCAGCTACCCATTCAAGGATTGCTTGGTAGTGTCTGTTGTCATTACTCAAAGGTACTAATAAATACGGAACATTATTTGGCATGGAGTTTAAAGCAAGTTTAATACAACTGTGTTGACCATTCTCATCTTGTACATATTGTGCTGATTTAATATCCATATTTATAACTCCGAATCTGCTGTTAAACTTCCTGCTTCTCCAAATCTTAAAATAGCACCTTGACCATTTGTTAAGTTACTATTTGAGCCAGTTCTAAGACGGACAGAATCAACTGATGGATTATGTTGTTCATCTATACTATATCCACTTGCACTATTAGCTGAACTTTGTACGTTAAAATCACCACTAGTTCCTGCAACTGTTGGCGCTGCTCTCATTGTTGTAACCCATCTAATAACTCCATAAAATCTAGTGCCTGTTATTATACCATTTGTTACATAACCTTCTCCAGAAACATCAGAATACTTTTGAAAGTACCTCTGACACAAAGCTAGTTCTTCCCCAAATGACCTATGCTCAAATGGTGTGGCTTGTGAGCCTACTTCCATTTGTAAGCCAGTGATGAAGAATGTTCTGTCTGTGCTGTCAAAAAAAGATGATATGCCAACATATCTATTTGCATTTGTATTTGATGCAAAAGCACTAGAGTTTAAAGTGCCACTTGTAAAATCAGACCCTGCATTGAGTGCTATGTTTAAATTAAGACTTCTTGCATTATCATCATCAAATGCACCAGTAGTATCAGCAGGAAACAGTAACTCTATTCTTGTCCAACTTGTTGTAACATTAAATGTTTTAGAGCATTGTCTACTATTATCTTGGTCATGCAACTCACATACATAAGTAGCAGAAGCATTGCCTTTAACATAAAAAGATACAGAAAATTCTTTAGCATCCGATGTGCCTTTAGCAAAGGCTTGTAAATTTTGACCCTCTATTCTTTGTTGAAGTAATAATACTTCGCCTGATGCAATAGAGGTATCTGCTGTTGTACAATCTAACTTCAAACTGTTTCCAAATCCACTTGGAGCAGAACTGTCTTGCGACATTGTTAATCTTCCTGCTGTAGTTGCTTCTTTAACTAATTTCCATCTATCACACACAGCGTATGTATCACTATCACCCAAGCCAGTAGCACTCGTTGCCCTCTGTGCCACTTGCATAGCACCATTGATTACAATATTCCTGCGACCACCAATCTGACTATTGGTTAGGACTTCACCCATCTTTGCTAATTCTGCTGCTTTGGTCATGCTAGGTCTCCGTGTATAACGAAACTATTAAGGTTAGCATCGTTAAGATTTCCATTGTGTGTTCTTACTCTGCCACCTGTTGCCGATGTGGTCTGTACATAACGTCTAAGAAAACCATCATCGTTTGATTCAAGTCCACAAGATGTTGCAACTGCATAGTCATCATTAGCCATTGCTGAAGTAAATGTTACTGCATCAAAAGCACCAGTGCCACCATCTGTTAGTGAAGATACGTTCAGACTACCTTGAATAGCATGACTAGTAACAGTTTTTGCTTCCACCCAAGCCTTCGCACTACCATTTGCTATAAAACTCGTAGCAATACTATTATTACTACTTGCATCTGTTAATGTGTTTACTCTTAATATACTAGCCATTATGCGAGGTCTCCGTGTGCTGATGTACTAGTTTTTGCATCTTGTAAAGCAAAATTACTATGATAAGAATTTGACCTAGCTTGAGTTGTGGTTTGATTACCCAAGCTACCTTGATTCATACCATAATTATCATCAGTAAGATTATGAACGTATGATACATTTGCAAATGGATTAGTCCAGTTTGGATATGCTCTACCCGTACCTTCGTCTGTAACACTTGCAACATTAAAACTATCACCTAATGAAGCTGCTGACATATCCCAAATGCCCACCCAAGCCTTATCTAACCCTTGTTGCAGA